ATTTTTTAACCATTCATAACCAGTAAAAGCTGCTGCTATCATTGCTTTGACTTTATCCATTAAACCATTAATTATTGACATCATACTTTGTATTGCCGCATTTAACATGTTTTGCAAAGTTGATAACAGTCCGCCTCCTTCTTTTTCGGAAGCTGCAGCTGGTGTGGCGGTACCTTTTTTACCACCTTTAACACCCAAAGCTTTTAATAGTTCTTTGTGTCGTTTCTCTTCCTCATGCATCTGACCTTCTCTGAGATTGTTTTCTTTCTCCCTCAGTATCATATCATCTTCATGGCTCTTCTGTAGGAATGTTAATACATCATTTAGTATTGCTGACATTCCTGTAGTATCTTCGCCGCTAGGTAATGCACCGATTTGTTTAGTTCTACTTGTTACTGGTCTCGCACGACCTGTAAAAAATTCAATATCTCTTCTGGAACGACCTAACATTTTACCAAGAATGGCAGGACCTAAACGAGAACCACCAGTTAAAAACTTGGCAATATTAAGTGGATCAAATTTTTGTTTGATGCCTGTTATCTTGGACCGCAATTTTAATGAAATGGTTTTGGCAATACCTGAACCATAACCTTCACCCATAATGAGTTGGTCAGCAAAAACGGAAGAAAGAGATTGTTCTCGTAATCTCTTGGCTTGTTGATATGTTAATTTATTGTCTATCATCCTGCTCTTACCTTATCAAGTAATGGGTTGCTATCTTTTGGTTTAGTTAGGTTAACTTGTGGTTCGGTTGATGCCTGTGCTAGTATGTTGGTAGTTTGTTGTGTCTGCATCTTTTCCTGTTGTGCGGCCATATCTTTCTTTAAATCTTGACCTTGTACTGAAGATGTTTGTAATTTAAAACCTTTATTATTTGCAACAGGAATTGCTGTTTTTTGTAATCTTGCTGCTCGGTCACGATCCAGAGCCGCACCAACTTCTTCTGGTGGATTGTGAGCTACGTTTGGACCACCATAATAACTTTCACCTCTTTTTTGGCCAGTTGGTAAATCATATGGCACACCAATAGAAGCAAATTCTTTGGCCAATTCCAATAATGCAGCTTCTTTTGTCACGCCTGGTTTTGAATTTAAATAATCGTCAACAACTGGTCTTTGTTTTTTTATCAATCCTTCTGTAAACAAATAATCTTGAACATCAGGCGTTAAAAATGTAGTATTGGGATTAAGTTTCAATTTTTGAACAATCTCAAGCATTGTTGGTGGAATGATTTGATAACGTCCAACAGCAAACAATGTTTGTGGATCACCAGGTTTTAAATTTGGATTTCCTTTAGGGAATTTTTGTGTTTTGGCTGCTCTTGCAAAATATTGTGCAATTGTCATTTTTGAAAAATCAATATTTACATCAGCAGGTACAATTGCATCATATTCAACACCTTTTGAATTTTTCTTTTTTACAGTTCCTTTATTATACGCATCATAATCAGTTGTCCAAACTGTTTTTTTACCCTTAGATGTTGGTGAAGATGCTTTACTTTCATACTTAGCAATACTTTCGGCAGTTTCACTGGTTCCTGCTAGTGCATTGCTACCAACTACAACAGCCGCAGTACCACCTACCATTTTTGCTGTGGTAGATGCAGATGGTAAAGTTGTTTGTGGGGCTGGTGCAGCTGTTTGAGTGGCTGGTGCAGGTGGTGCAGTTGTTTTCTTTGCAGGTGCCGCTGTTGGTTTTGGTGGTCCTGCAATTTCTTTGGATGGTTCCGCAGTTTTAGGCGGCATAGTTTTAGCCGGTGCGGGTGCTTCAGTTTTGGGTGCCGTAGTTTTGGCCGGTGCGGGTGCTTCAGTTTTGGGTGCCGTAGTTTTGGCCGGTGCAGGTGATTCAGTCTTAGGTGGTGTAGCTGGCGGTTTTGTTGGCGGCGTGGATGGTTGTGTTGTTGTTTGACCAGGAGTTTTATTAACAGGAGGTAAAGGTGTTGTCTCTGTTTCCTGTGTTTTTACTTTTTTAGGTTTTACTACTCTTGGTTTTTTAATTTTAGGAGTAGTTAATGCTTTGATTATTTCTTTATTGCGTTTATCTCTCATATGACTTTGTTCTTCAATATGAGAGTTGGCAGCCTCTTGATTTAGTTTTCTATCTAAATCCATGAGTTTCATCATCTTATATATTTCACCCATAATCTTGGTCGGTGGTGAGGATTCATCAACAAGATTTTCTGGCTTTTTAGTAAACAGTTTACCAACAGTTGAAATTGTTTTTTTGGCACCTGTAAGCGCAAGTTTACTAAGGCGACCAAACGCCATACTTGCTGCCGACTTTTTTGTTTCTTCTGATGGTTGTGCCATTTACTTTTTCATTCGTTCTTTTATCTTTTGGTTTTCTTCCTCAATATACTGAATCAACATTGCAACATATATGTCCCTTTCCCATGGCATCATATTATCAAGTTCGGTTAAACTGTACTTATGATGTTGCATCAATGAAAAATTAGTTCTATAATAATTTTTCAGGTTATCATGGCGAAAGGTTATACGAAAAAACTTTCAAGTCCCTCCACATTAATAACATGGTGAAACGCACACCTAGAACAGGTCATTTCAAGCTTCTGTTGTAACTTTGGTAAGTTATTAAAGAAGTTTTCAATCTTCATAAACTGTTCTTGGTTCATACCTTCAACGAACTGTACCAATTCTTCAATTGGTGTTTCGTGTGCATAGTAAAATTGTTCACCATCGTAAATGTGTTCAATACTACGAGCCAACATATTAAAGGTGATATCAGTATCATTTTCCATATTGATAGAATCTTTAACAATACCAAACTCAGGGTATTTCATTTTTACCATCAACTTTTCAGTTAGTTGTATATCAGGTGAAACATTTTCATCCATCTCAACCTTAACCTCTAACAGATTCATATTAGAATCCATTAAATTGCCACACTCTTTATCTTCTACAATATTGTTACAACGATATTTCGAATCAACCACTTCACCAACCGATTTGGCTCTCAGATTAATAAAATAGAACTCAACGTCAACAATAGGTAACTTCTCAATATCAACACCTTCTGTCAAGGTACAATTATAAAGAATGTCTCGGATTGCCGTATGCACAGATGACGAATCATCTGATTCCATGGCCATCAATAGATTTCTTTGTTCTTTTACAAGGAAAGGTCTATATCTAATCTCTTTCTTTGAAACTGGTAATGTAATGTCGTATGTTGGTACATCAATTTTTGGTAAAGCCATAATAACTCCTTAATTAAATCAAAATAGAGAATTGTTTCTCCAATAAGTATATGCAAATGTAACAGACAGTTTATGTACACCGTCATTATTCCAATCTAAATCCAATTGATTCATAGAAATTGGAAATGCTTCATACAAATCAACCGAGTATGACATTTTATTTGTAACATCATATTGATTGATTGTAATTGTTGTTGAATAACTATCTTTATAACTATAATTATTGTCAATTGGTGAATTGATACTATTCAGCCATGCATCAAATGCATATTTCTGTTTCATATCATCATCCATCAAAATTGTTAGGTCAACATCTGTGTATGACGTTAGGTGTGGAAATTTTTCAATTGGTCCATATGTCTTTTGTTCGTGTGTTTCAAATGTACGACCTGGTAAAACTGCAGCTTCACACCGATATGTAAGACTTCTGCTTGTTACGTAGGGTGATGCAAACAAAATAACAGGAATAGGAATGAGAACATCAAACCTACTTGGTCTTGCTAAATCTGTTCTAAAACTAGACTTAAAATCGCTAATCGAGCCTGCCATTTATGACTTCCTTATTTCTTCTATTGAATCTTTCCATACTTCTCTAGGCTGAGCCTTTTTGAATTGTTGGATTGGTAAGAATACCGCAATATCCCATTCATTATGTTCAACCGCAAGAATCCTGGACTTAATATGAGGGTACAGGTACTGTTTGATACAAGGTTTGAATTCTTTGAACTTGGATGACGCATCCAACATCGGATACGTGATTCGGAGTCGCTTAATCTCATCTTCATCATTGTAGATAGCGAATGGTAACAGTTTTCTCAGAAAAATTAACCTATATCTAAGTGGTAAGTAATGTAAATTTAAACCTATAAAACCATCAGGTGTTCGTTTAAGTGGTATAACTAATGGAAACCTGTCATAATATGGCAAATCATTTTTTGTTTTTGGATCATATACAAAGAAGTATAGGCCGCCCATTAAAAACTTTTGTCTATCTGATGGTCGTGTAAATCTTTGTTTTTCTTTGGTCATTGGAATAACCAAACGACCTGGATTTCTCAATTCAGCTATCTTTGTCATTAACCATTTATAAGATTCTTTACTGTTTGTTTGATAATCAGCAGAGGCCTTCTGTTCGGATAATGATGTAAGTATTGATGGTTTTATTGTCATTGGTTATTTAGTTACAGACCTAGGTGGTCTTCTGTTATCAACATAAACTGCCAACCACGGTCAAGGCAGTATTCTGTTGCAGCTTTCCATTTGGCTTGATTAACACCCCAAGTTGTGACTTCAGTAATGTATTGTTTTGTTACTCGTCTTTGTTGTACTGGTGGTTGTGTTTGTTTTTTTGGTTTAACTTCAAGCATCATAGTTTTCAAAGAACCATCTTTGGCACGTGATTTAACCACAAAATCAGGGAAATATCTGTGAAACTTGCCATCTACTGGAGATTTGTAAGGAATGATAACCTCTTCTGAAGCCCAAGACAAAATGCTTGGATTTTTGTCAAGCCAATTCATCACTCTGCATTCCCATGAAGAGCGGTATATGATTTTTGTGTGGTCCCCAACGTATTTCTGAGGATTTGTGGGTCTAAACGTTCCTGAATATGCCATAAATAATATATATAACTTTTTTTAAGATAGATTCAATGCAATTACAAACTCAAAATCCAGATGGATCATTTAGTTCTGTTGAAGCTGGTTACAATGACGTAAATGGTTCTGACCTGCAAAGTGATGCAGTAAAAGCACAATCCGATTTTGCTAATGGTCCTCTAGCATCACTGTTTAAGTCGAAGTATAACTATAATGCGATACAATATCCATCAGATTTAACTTCTTCTGGTAAAGGTCACGCAATTGTTTTTGATATTTATCAACCACAATCGGCATCAGTAGAGGTAGCTAAAAATGAGGTTCTTAACGGCATTAAAGCTGTAGTAAAAAACCAAGTCGATGCACTCGAAGCGGCAGGAGGTGTAACAGGAGTGGTTGGATCAGCACTTTCATCAGGCGGCACAGCTGTTGTGAGTGGAGTCCGCAATATTGCTAGTGGTGAAACAGATTATATTAATCAAGCCAAAGGAGTTATTACAGCCGCAGGTGAAAAAACAGTTTCATATTTAGAACAAAACTTTAATGATTTAGGTACAGGTCAAACAGCTGCTCAATTTTTGGAAATGAAAAAAGATTTAAGAGCAACTGTTTCTCTGTATATGCC